GACAGACGTGAATGAGAAAGCCAACTTCTTCATTTACGCTGAGCCTGTTTCGATCTCGAAGATGAAGAGGGACTATCCCGAGAAAGCTGCTTTCCTAAAGCCTGATCTCATTGATTTCATGGGCGGGAGTAAAACCGATCAAGACGTAACGCGGTTTAGATCGCCAGTGGATTCAAGGTCCGTCTTTGAGGGCACGTCTGCCTATGACCTTGCGGCTGGTGATCAATGCTTAAAGATCACCTGTTTTGTAAAAGATGAAGAGATCATCGAAGAAGAGAAAAAGTCAGCCAATCCAGACGGCTCCGAACAGATTGAGTACTTAAGAAAGCTCAAGTATCCAAACGGTCGAAAAATATGCATGGCAGGTGGGGTCATTCTCTCAGATGGTCCTGCTCCCGACGAAGATGGATTATTTCCATATTTTAGGTATGCTAATTACATTGATCCGCGTTCTTTTTGGGGGATTTCAGAAATTGAGCAGCTGGAATCTCCACAGAAAATATTTAATAAGTTAGTCAGTTTTGCTTTGGACGTTTTGACGCTCATGGGAAATCCCGTTTGGGTGGTCGATGATTCTTCCGGAGTGGACACTGACAACTTGTTTAATCGCCCTGGTCTGGTGGTTGAAAAGACTAAGGGATCAGAAGTAAGACGCGAAGAAGGCGTTCAACTTCAACCCTATGTGCTTCAGCTCGTCGACCGAATGAGAAATTGGTTTGATGAAACTGGGGGATCTCAAGACGTTTCTCGCGGGGCAAGACCAGAGGGGATTACTGCAGCCTCCGCAATCTCTCAGCTTCAGGAAGCCGCTCAAACCAGGATCAGACAGAAATCGAGAAACTTAGACGCGGCTCTTCAATGTGCAGGACAGCTCTATAAGAATAGGCTTTTCCAGTACACTCCTGCTCCAAGAGTCATTCGCGTCACCAATAACCCTAATGCTCAAAAATTCTTTAAATTCCATGTGGAGCAAATCGATAACGGCGATGGGACGACTCGTAAGGTGGCTAAAGTCAGGGATTATGTCCAAAACCCGCAGACAGGTCAGTGGTCAGAAAGCTTGGAAGAGCGGGTTTTTGAGATGCGAGGGGATTTTGATGTCCGAGTGTCTACCGGCTCAGCCCTTCCATTTGCGAAGGATCAAAAATTTGGACGAGCTAGACAAATGTTCCTAGACGGAGTGATCGATGAGGAGGAATATCTGAAGGCAGCAGATTACCCTAACTGGGAATCTGTCTTACAAAGAGTTCAACAAAAGCGTGCTGAACAAGCGCAAGCAGCGGCAGCTGCAAATGGAGCTGCGGCACCTCCTGCTCCTCAAGGTGCTGCAGTTCCTGCTTGAACTTTGAAGGTAAACTTGTATTTCTAAAGTCGTGCTATCATTCTTACTAAGCACGCCTAGCCAATTCTAAGCCAATCCAACCAAACAACCTTTTCGTTTCAAAAAAGGGATTGGCCTATGGCTCAAATGCCTCAACCAGCACCAGCGCCTGAGCAAGGCGGTGGCGCAGAAGCGGCTGCTGGAAAAGCTTCTAAACTTGTCGCTGATATTCACTCCCAGATGCTCCAGCTCATGGAGATCATGGAAGGCTCTCCGGCGGTATCGCCAGAGGAAAAAGAAGAATTCGCTTCTGTCATTCAAGGTTATCAAAACTTTGTTGAAAATGTCCTGGCTTCTGGTCCTGGACAAAAGAAGAAAGCACCCGAAGCTCCAGTGAAAGGCACCGTGGCTCCTGAAGCAGGTGCAGCAGATGCGAGGCCCTACTAATGCTAGAAGGGGGACTGGGTGAGCCGACTGGGCAAATCGATTCTAGTATCGATGTAGATGCGCTCTATAATCAGATCGAGTCCGAAGGAGCTGCTTCTCGGGAAATCCCGATGACGGCTCCTCCTGAACAACCGAAAGCTGATCCTAAGCCTCAAACCGTTCAGGAATACGAATTCACGGCAAACGGAAAACCCATCAAAGCTCCGATTGATAAGATTCTTCAGTGGGCTTCTCAGGGCTATGACTACCCTCAAAAAATGGCCCAACTCAAACAGCAAGCCCAAGAGTTTGAGCAAAAGCAACAGCTCTATCAACAGTGGGAAAAGAAATACAAACCCATTGATGAGTATATCCAAGAGAATCCAGATTGGTGGAATCATGTGGAAGAGTCCTGGAATAACCGGACTCAGACAGCTCTTGATCCCAACAATCCGCTTTCAAAAGAATTCGCCAATCTCAAAAATGAATTAGGGGAGCTTAGGAAGTTCAAGGAAGAAATTTCCAATGAGCGACTCAATCAAAAACGGCAAAGCGAAGATGAGAAGCTTTCGACTGAAATCAAATCCATTCGGGATCAATTCCAGAATCTAGATTTCGATCAAGTCGATGCGTCTGGCAAGACTTTGGAATTCCGCATTTTGGAGCATGCCCAAGCCAATGGGATTAGCAGCTTCAAAGCAGCATTCCGGGACTTTTACCATGATCACCTCATGAAGCTTGCTGAAGAAAGAGGCAAGGAAGCCGTTCAAAAAGACATCCAGAAAAAAACCAAACTTGGACTATTGGGCACGTCCCCAACTCCGAGGAAGGGCCTCAACGATGCCGATAACGTCAAAGCAAAATCTTACGAAGCGCTGATGCAAGAGGCTCTTGATGAGCTTGGCATAGGCGCTTGAATTAGGGGGACCTACCATGCCTTTAAACTATGATCAGCTCTCTGCGATTACGCAGAAGAAGTTTGTCGCCAAGCTCTACGACAATGTCTTTGACTCAAATCCAATACTCCAGAGGCTAAAGCAAAAGTCTTATGAGAAATTGGATGGCGGGGAAAGAATTGTTGTTCCACTCAACTACGCTCAAGTGTCGGCTTCTGGCTGGTACTCCGGGGCGGATACTCTTAGCACGACTGACAACGATGTCATGACTGCTGCCGAGTACACCTGGAAGCAGCTCTACGCCAACATCTCGATTACGGGCGCTGATGAACGGAAAAACTCTGGAGCCGCTCAGATTCTTGCACTTACGAAAAACAAAGTGAAGATTGCTGAGAAAACCATGCTCGATAAGTTGGGCACTGGGATTTATTCGAACGGTTCTGACACCAAGTCCATTGTGGGACTAAGAGACATTGTTGCTGTCGATCAAACGGTAGGCGGCATTTCTCAAAGTACTTATTCTTGGTGGCAAGCTCAGGTGGATAGTACGACAACTGTTTTGTCTCTTCCAGCTCTTCAAGCCAGAGACAACGCAGCTACCGTGAATAACGACAAGCCAACCGTTGGTGTGACAACCCGGACCCTCTACAATAGTTTCTGGGCTCTCCTTCAACCGCAGCAACGGTTCATGGACGCTTCCACCGCAAAAGCTGGCTTTGAAAACCTGATGTTCAACGGAAAGCCTGTGATGGCAGACAGCTATTGCCCTGCTAGTCACTTCTTCCTGTTGAACGAAAATTATCTCCATCTGTTTGTTCACAAAGATGCAGATATGAAATTCGAGCCATTCCAAAAACCTGTGAACCAGGACGTAAAAGTCGCAAAAATCCTGTGGATGGGCGCTTTCGGAAGTTCGAATAACCGGTTGCATGCGGCTCTTACCGCTTGCACTTCTTAATTGGCGAGGTGAACACACATGGCTGAAATGGAATTTCATAGTGTTGGGCCAGTCGCCTTTGAAAGCGTTTCGCAGGTTACTGCTACGCCTTCAGTGGGGCTTGGAACGCGGGTCATCTGGAAAGGCGAAGAATATGTCTACGCCTACAATGCAGGTGGAGCGGCAATTAACAAAGGTCTCGGTGTGAAGTTCATCACCGGAGCTAGCGGTTATTCGATCGCAGCAACCTCCATCACGGATACATTCAATCCGTGCGCTGGGTTTGTGAAGCATTCGACTTTCGCCGCTGGCGACTACGGTTGGATCATGACCAAGGGATTTGCATCCGTGACTTTGGTCTCTGCTTCGACCGCTGACTACAAGATGATTGCTCTAGGAGTCGATGGAAAATTCATCGAAGCTTCTGGAACAACCACTGCAGGAACGGCAACGAAAGTTGGATTCCTCCTGAGTCATAATACTGCCGCAGGCGGATCCGCTTACGGTTTCATTAATCCAGGAGCTTAAACCATAACCTTTTGTCGCAAGAACCAACGGCGACGATTCGGAAACCCAGGCAGAAGGTTCGGCTTCTGCCTGGGGAATTAACCAATCACAAAAAACCAATAGGAAACATTGATGGCGATTCGAAATGTAGAAATGGATTTTGAATACATGAACGTAATAGCTGGGCCTCCGCGCGGGGTCTCAGACATGTATTCTCAAGCCTGCTCTAATGACAAAGTCACGTGCGATACGTGGAGAAAACCCTGGGTTGAGCAAGCAAGAGCCAATCACAAGACTTATGGACCGTTTAAGGACCGTGGCGTAGGCCAGCTTTTTGGCAAGTACGCACAAAGGCCAATCATCATTGCTGGATCGGGTCCTTCTCTTAAAAACAATATTCATCTTTTAAAAAATCCCAAAGGCGTTCCAGTTTTATCGGTCCTTCATAATTTCCACTACATGGTAGATCATGAAGTCCCTGTTGATTACTTTGTGTCCTTAGACGCTGGCGCGATCACCCTTCCAGAAATCTCAGAAGGCGGATCTAGAACTGAGGAAGAGTACTGGGAGCTTACCAAAAACCACAAACTCATCTGCTTCATTGGAACGCATCCAGAGCTTCTAAAGAAATGGAAAGGAGAAATCTATTTCTTTACTTGCCCAGTGCCAGATGAAGGGATCATGTCTGAGTTTGAAAAGATTGAGCCCTTTTACACTTATGTCTCTACCGGGGGTTGTGTTCTAGGAGCAGCGACTTATATTGCTAAGGCCATTTTTGGTTGCAATCCCATAGCTTTTGTCGGCGCTGATTTTTCATTTTCTTACACGAAGAAGTTCCATCCCTGGAAATCCAAGTACGACGATAACGTGGGAGAAGCGTTAAGAACAGTCGATGTCTACGGAAACCGAGTACTCACCTGGCAGAGCTATTTTAATTTCAAAACCTGGTTTGATTGGTTGAGCTGCACGGTAGCTGGGATTTACATCAATTGCTCAGAAGGTGGAACTTTGGGAGCCTATCCTGAGGGAAACATCCTGCAAATTCAGCAAATGCCTCTCGAACGATTCTTGTGGATGTATTCAATGTACCAGGAAATCAGAGCCCAATGCGAAAACCCAAGCATGAAGGACATGAAGATTCTTTTCTAAGGAGGAACTATGGCGTTCACACTAGACATTATCAGCAAATCCGTGATGGGCAATAAACGGGTTCATGCCGTTTCTTGCAGTATTGATTCAGCAAGCGGAAATATCGACACTGGTTTAAGTATCATCGAATATTTCAGTGTGGCGCCCATTAGCATGGCAACCGCTGCAGCTATTTTCAAAAAGAACGTTGGATCTGGAGCGACCTCAAGGCCTGGGATCTTGAACATTAACGGCGCTGCCTCGGGTGACGTGTTTTACGTTGTCGCCGTTGGGCGGTGATCCATGGGCTACAGAGACTACCGGGTTTTTAGTGTCACCATGGCGTCTGGTGGAACGCTGACAGGCGAAGTGGATCTAGGCGTTGCCTACCAGCGCGTATACATCGATCCCACTGGAGCAGCCTCGGAAGTGAGATTCCAAGCAGCTGCGAGTTCAGGAGGTACCTACCGACAGGTGCTCCTTCCCCAGCCAGGAACATCTACAGTCCAAGCGAATATCTGGAAGATCGGGAGTGGTGCTTCAGGATCGATTATTGAGGCTCCTGGAGGACTTAGATTTCTTAAAATTGAAACCACCGCGGCCGTAAGTAATGGAAACACGTTTAAGCTCATTTGTTCGGAGTATTAACTAAATAAAGGAGATCGACTGAATGGCCAATGTCAGAGTCTGGAATGATAACACACATCCCTATCAGGAGACGTTTCGGGAGCATAAAATTCAAATTCCTCCGAAATCTTTCATCATGATGGAGGAATCTGAAGCCCAGATTTTTAAAGGGACGTTTGCTCCTCCTAAACTGGATGCAGATGGGAACGATATTCCAGAAGGCTACAAGATGATCCGGATCGAGTATGTCCAAGCACCCCAAGTTGTCCAGGTCGCAGAGCATCTCTGCCAAGCTTGCAGCTACAAAGGATCATCCAAGTCTGATCTCGAAGCCCATATTGACGCCAATCATCTGGAGATTATGGCTGACAAAGACGAGCAAGAAAAAAGGGCGAAAGCCAAGGCTAAAACGCATTAAAGGGGAATGATCCATGTCTTTTAAGCGAGTCCATGAGCCCGATCAGTCAGTCACTTTGCGAGGGAAATGGACCCTGGAGCTCCGAGGTCCAGATGGGCAGCTCAAAGATAGACGAGTGGGTTCAAACGTCATTTGCACGAATGGAAAAGAGTATTTAGCTTCTTTTCTCAATAGTGCAGCTGCCGCTGCTTCTACCTTTACGATGAGATACATCGCCATAGGAACCGATAGCACTGCAGAGGCAGCAGCAAATACCGCTCTAGGGACTGAGCTTGCTAGACATACTGGCACCGTTTCTTACGTCTCCAATCAGATCTACCAAGTGAAAGCGACGTTTGCGACCGGATCAGGAACCGGAGCCATCGTGGAGTACGGACTTTTCTCATCTAGCACTGGCGGCACGATGCTGGCTAGAGACACTGAGAGCGTGATTAATAAAGGGGCCAATGACACGTTAACCGTCGTCGCTCAGATTACACTGAGCTAAAAGGGGACAAGGCTTCGTGGCCGATCATTCAGTGAGTATTTCAAACCGACTGAATCTGCTTGGCCCAGGACCCTGTAGCCTCTGGGGGACATTCATTTGGGGGACTGACTATTGGGGAGCGGGCTCCAAGGATCTTCCTTGTGCAGTAGTGAAGCTCCTCGAAAACTCTGGATCTTTGTCAGACGATTACAGTCACCTGGTAGAAAAAATCGTAGAAAATAGCCAAGCCTCCACTGCCGAAATGAGTTCCGAGAGTTTGACAGATGGAGCAGGATACTACTACGAGTTTACCTATCCCACGACCGATGCCGAAAATAGAAACAATACCACTTACACGGAAGGTGCTGCTGCATCGACAAGTTTTACCACTGTAGCAGACGCCTCAACTTCATGGAGTTAAGTGGATATGACGCCAGCCGAACTTGAGACCCATGCTAGGCGAAGATACAATGCTTCTGGAGATACGTTTTTCTCTCAAGAAGAGATTCTAAGTTACCTCTATCACGCGTGTTTAAATATGGCGCGAGAAGCGTTGGTAATCGAGAGGACCTACACGACTACGACCGTGGCAGGGACGCAAGAATACTCTTACCCCACGAATACGATTTCTATCAAAAGAGTGACTTACAATGGAAGTAAGCTTCAGCCGATCACGTTTCGAGAAGATGACGCGCTAACCGGGTACAACCAAGGAACTTCAACCCAAGGAACTCCCCAGTATTATGCGATTTGGAATGAAACGCTTTATCTAAGGCCCATTCCAGATTCAGCAGTGACGCTGAAGGTGTTTTCCTACAGTGAGCCGCAGAGCATTTCGATTACCTCTACATTAGAAGTCCCCAGCCTGTTTCACATGGATCTTTTAGATTTCGTAAATGCTGAGATGGCTGCAAAAGACGAAAACTGGAGAAAAGCCGATTACTATATGGATCAGTGGATGAATAACCCCTTGAAAGGGCTCCAGGCCGCAAAGAGATGGAGTCAGAAGAAAAAGCGCGGGGATTCCTTTGCGGGTGTTCAAGATGAAGAGAGACTTGGGGTCTCTATTTTAGGAATGGTATGAGAAGAATTTATCCGGAAAAACAGCCGCTTCTTTTTGATGGAGGACTCAACACCAAGTTTGAGCCTTCTATCATTGAAGAAAATGAATCTCCGGATTGCGCAAACGTCATTTTTGATAATGGCGCAGTAGAAACCAGAGAAGGTGTCTCAAAACTCAACACTGCTGCAATTGGCAGCTTTGCTTTTGATGGGCTCTATACGAGGCGCGCTAGAGACGGCACCGAGACCATGGTCGCATTTGCTGGAGGATCAGCTTGGTATCTAGCTGGAACGAGTTTCACAACCATTGCTAGCGCTCAAAGTATTTTTACTGCAGGAGTCAGGGTCGGTGCGACTCAGACCGAAAATCATCTCTTTGTAGGAAACGGTTATGTCATCCCCTATAAATGGAACGGGACGAATTGGACGCGTCACGGAGTTTATCCGCCAACTACGACAAGTACTGTTGCTTCTCAGGCAAGTGGCGTACTTACGGGCGATTACAGGTACAAAATCACAGCCGTTAACTCCCAAAGTGTAGAAAGCGATGTAGGACCAGTCACTACTACTTTCACGGCAGCAAGCGCTACTCTTCGGATCTCAAGCATCCCCACTTTTGCTGCTAGTTTCGGGATCTCTTCTAGAAGAATTTACCGGACAGAAGCTGGAGGAGCGACCTTTAAACGTGTGGCGACGCTCAGTGATAACTCGACCACCTCCTACGACGACAATAACGCAGACTCCGCTTTAGGGACTACGGCTCCAACGGATAACGGAGTGCCGCCTAAGTATTCATTTATTATTTACCACCAGGGAAGACTCTTCATGAATGATCTGAGTAACCCAAACTTCTGGTGGTACACAGAGATAGGTGAGCCCTATACCGTCAGAAGTACGAACTTTGATACGACCGGCGACGACGCGACAGACCTCCTGAAAGGTTTTGGGGTTTATGACAATTCTTTAGTTTTATACTGCGAGAAATCAAAAACGATCGTCTACATGCCATCTACTGATCCGTCGGATTGGCAAAAGATCACTGTAAAGTCTCCGTACGGAAGTAAATCCCCTTACTGCATCTTAAATTACAATAATCAGCAGCTCTTCCCTGCAATGCAGAATGATAAGTTTGTAGGCTTTGGTTCTTTAAGAGGAGACACGTTAGAGCCTTCGACGTCTTTACTTACCGTGTCTACGGCGGGAAGTGATCTCACTAGTGATCGAATTGAGCCTGACATGTTTGACGTAGTAGAGACTTACGTCGGAAACATTTCAGGCATTATCTTTAGGAATAAAGCCTATCTAACGATGACGCATGGATCTGGGAATACGACGAATAACCGGATCTACGTGATGGATTTTTCCATCTCGAACTTAAAGAAACGGCAACGCGTCTCGTTTGTCCCTTGGACAGGACTCAATGCCGCACAATTTACGATTTATTCGGGAAATCTTTACTACGGATCTTCTACGGCAAATGGGTTTGTCTACCGGATGGAATCAGGTTCTTACAACGATGATGGAGCTGCGATTAACTCCTATTTCTGGACAAAAGAATTGTCTGGATATGAGGATGATAGGAATTTCCATAAGGATTTTAGATTTGCTCATTTCCTGGTGGAAAACTCTGGTGATTACTACATGAACGTTTCCTACCGGACCGATTCAGATCTAGGATCCGGCAACGTAGTCCAAGTGTCTTTGCACCCAGGTGGATCTCTTTGGGGTACAATGTTCTGGGGTAGAGACAACTGGGGCGGCGGCACCTCGGACAGGGAAGTCCGAGTTCCACTTGGAACCGCACGCGGAAAACGGATCCAATTTAAATTTTCCAATCAAAATACCGTCAATCAAAAGTTCAAAGTGCATTGGGGAAAGATTCATTACAACCGTAAAGCCTACAGGTGATCTATGGCCATGCAGCAAGAAAGCTTGCCACAATATGACTACCTAAGAAAAAAAGCGCAGCAACAAGTGCGCACCCAAGTAGAAGGGCAACAAGACGCGATGAAAAGGCGTTTTGCTGCTTTGGGAGCTCTCAACTCAGGCGCCCATATCAAGAATCAGCAGCTTGCTGAGGAAGCGGGCGCGCAACGGCAGATGGAAGCGGAAGAAGGAATTGGCTTTGCCGAAGCTCAAGAAAGACAAAGGCGCCAAGAAATTAAAGAAGGTAGGGATTTTGCTTCTCTGGAAGCTCAAAAGCAGCGGGATTTTGCATCCAAGGAAGGCCAACTAGGAAGGGACTTCCAATCCGGGGAAGCGCAAAAGCAAAGGCTTTTTGCGACTTCTGAAGCAGACGTGCAACGGAAGTTTGCTAGTGAAGAAGGAGCAAAACAGCGCGAGTTTTCAAAATCGATGTATGAGCTTGATCAACAATTTAAAGATAAAGTCTTTGCCTTTGAAAAAGAATCTAAACTCAAAGAGCTCGATCTTGCTCAGAAGCAATTTGATCTTGATAAAGAAACCACTGATTTCAACAAAGAAATCGCACGCTGGGAGCAAGAACAATCCAAGAAAGGTATTGCTGCTGGAGTTTTAGGCGAAGGCGGGCTCTTTGGCACGATGGGGGAAATGTTCGGTGTATCAGGCATAAACATGTCTGGAATTGGCGACGGCGCCAAACGGATTGGTGGAACCATTGGGTCTGGACTTAGTTCGGGGGCGGGTTTTGTTGGAAATGCAGCAGGCTCAATTGGACGCAAACTAGCTGGATTGTTTTAGGAGGAATCATGGTTGGGATAAGGATGCCTCGGAAGGAAACTAACAGCCGCGCGTTTCAAGCTGCAGGTGCTGCTGTAGGAGCTGTGGCAGGAGGCGGACCCGGAGCAATGGCTGGAGCCAATGTAGGAGGCTCCGTCGCAGGAATGGTTAAGGGTCCAGGCGTTTCTCCAGTTGATACTGCGTCTCACGACTCAGCCATGAGTAGGCGGATGGCTGCATCTCAAGATGACCACATTCAAAAACTAAGAGAAAGCATCTTTGCGCTTCCTGAAATGCCTGAAGAGATTCGCAAAGAGTACGCGAAACCTCTAGTCACTGCTTATTATAAGGCGACGGGAAAACTTCCCTCTTCTGGAATGGAGGAAGCATAAATGCCAGTCCAAGTCTTGCAACCCAGAAACACGGAGTCTGCCGTTGATCGTCTAGCGAAGGGCCTTCAGATCGTTCAATCCATCTATGGAATGAAGGTCGATAGCGCCAAGATTGATGCCTTAAGAAAAGAAGAGTCCAATAAGGCAACCCAACTCGCATTTGATAACGAAATTAAGAAAGCCGCTGCAGACAGAGAGGCTGCAAAGGAGAAAGAATTTGATGATCCGAATGCTTCTCTTGCACAACTAGCAAGAACGGAAGCTAAACGAGTCGGTCTCACCGTTCCAGAAAATGCGACCTACAGGCAAATGCAAAATGCTGGGCTCCTGGACCGGGTAAAAGAGATGCAAAAGCATCGAAACGATCTTTCTTTGGAAGGATTTAAGAAAAGAGCTGAAGCAGGAAACAATCCGGAAAAGCTGGCCTTTCAACGTCTTCCCGAGCCAGCCAAGAAAGAGATCGAAAAAATCGCAGATAAGAATGCTTCTAAAAAGGATATCAGAAACCTCTTGGATTCGGCTTTAGAATCTTTGGAAGATCCCTCGATTGACGAAGACATGAAGGTCGCTATTGGAAACGGTCTTCTAAAGACCTTGAACAGCAAACAAGGAGCCGATGCAATCGGGAACGAAGAATCAAAGAGGCTCGCTAGCTTTCTAGAGTACAAGATCGCCAATTTTACCAGACCTGGTTCTTTCATTGGTAGAGATCTCGATAAGTTTGTTGAACAAGTGCGCCACGAATCCAGGCAACTTGAGAAAACGATCGAAAAGAACAATGCGGAGATTGATCGGCTTTTCGGTCGAAGCTCAGGGATCGCAAAAGTACCTGAAAACGAGAAGAGGCCCAGAAAAGCTGAAGGCTTGATCCCTGAAGCGCTTGCCAACGAAAAAGGGCAGCCAATGGTTAAAGAAGTTGGGGGAGCACTCTATCAAAAAGTCGGAAACGGCTGGAAACGGTTGTAGATATGGCTAAAGATTTCCTCACCGACAAAGAGATGAATGCGCTAGAAACTGCAGGAAAGGTGAAATCCTTTTCAAGCAACGACTCTGCGCCTGAATTTTTGTCTAACGAGGAAATGGGAAAGCTTGAGAAAGCGGGACGAGCCAAGGACTGGGCTCCTAAACAGGTCGATATTAAGAAATCTGCACAGGCTGCTCTAGAAGGATTCGGTAATGCTGCTTCACTTGGCTATGGAGCTCAACTTCAAGCGATGGCAGAACCAGCAATCACAAAAGCTTTGGATCTGGTCACTGGAAAAAAAGTCTATGAAACGCTTCCTAGTTATCAGGAACGAAAAGACGAAAATCTCAAAAGACAGAAAGAATTAGCAAAGGACAGTCCTGTCGCTTATGGCGCGGGAAGTATTGCAGGTGCACTAGCCACAGGATTCGGTACTTCAGCTCTCTTGCCCGTAAAAGGCGCTTCGGTTCTTGCTAGAACAGCAAAGGCTAGCTCGATTGGGGGATTGACAGGTGGGCTAGCAAATCCTGGTGACGAAGAAGGAAAAGCTGGGGATCTTCAGCTAAAAGAAAGAGTTAATAATGCATTAACCGGTGCTGCGTTTTCAGGAGGAGCTCAGTTTATAGGCGAAGCCGTTGCTCGCGTAGGCCAAGCTCTTAAGGCATCTCCGGAAACATTGAAGCAATATGCAGAAGGAAAAGCTGCAAAGTCTTTAGCTCCCACTAAAGCCGACATTAAACGAAATCTAGAGGATGGAAAGTTTTTCCAAATCGGGAGATCGCTTCTTGATAACAAGATTGTTGCCCCTGGGAAAAGCGTTGCTGATATCGATGTAGCTGTTAATGCCCTGAAGCAGGAAAAAGGTCAGGTCATCGGGAATATCATCGATGAAGTTGAATCGACACTGACTCAACCCGCTGTAGTGTCTAAACTCACTCCGGATCAAAAAAAGGCGGTCGCCGAAACCGTTTTTAGGCCAAAGCAATTTGCCAAAGAAATGAAACTGCAGTTCACAAAGGAGCTCAAGGGAAGAGCTGGTTCTACAGCCATACTTTCTAAGGTAGGCCCAGTCCTTGACGATATTGCAGAAGCTGGGAATCAAGTAGGCATTAAAGAGACTTTGTTAATCAAAGAATCTGTCGATGATCTCGTTCATTACTCAAAAAGTATCCAGGACATGGCTCCTGCTCAGCAGCATCTGGTCAAGATCAGAAACGCGATCCGCGACAAGATGAATGCAAAGGTGAATGTAGTCGATCAGATCTTAGGCAAAGAAGCTTCTAACCGATTGATACAAGCCAATAAAGAATATGGGGCTATAGCTGAAGGTGCCAGGATTGTGAAAGGCGCTGTTGCCGCTCAAAATGCAAATGCGATTCTAGGACTAAGGGATGTTGGGATTGGAAGCGCAGCTGGACTCGCGGGAGCCGCACAAGGAATTTCTGAAGGTGATCCTGAGAAAGCCCTGAAACAAGCTGTCGTTGGCTTCGCCTTAGGAGCAGGCGGGACTAAGCTTGCCAGGCAGTATGGAACCCCTCTTCTTGCAACCGGGGCAGATAAACTAGGATCTGCTTTAGCCTCTGGAAGAGAGTCCCTTAAGCTTGCTGCACAGGGAGCTCCTGCAATGCTCCGAGTTCCGGCAAAGGGTTTAGCCAATGTAGTCAGCGAAGGATCTAAAGGTGGAATACCTGCAGCAATCGGAAATATTCAGGTTCAAAAAAAATATCAATTTCAGGAAGCACCTGCTTTTTCTCCAGATGAAATTTTACAGGATCCGGGTCTAATTAAACTTTTGCAGGAAAACCCAAGGTTGATCGAAAATATCCAAAACCCACAGCTGAAAGCAGAGCTTTTAAAGCGAATTGATCGGGCACCGAGTGGGAGCGCCATTGAGCGAAGGATGAAAGAGAAATCCGGTAGACGCTAGTTAGCGCATGCTATACTTTTAGGCGGAAGTTCAGAGTAAGCCCGCCAAAGCCAATCACAGCCAATGACAAAAGGAAAACCGTTCAAACTCTCGAAACGAGGGATTTTGTCATGGCAGGGCCAAGCGTCACATACACATTTTCAAACGGCACGGCAGCCGACGGCACGCAAGTCAATACTAACTTCACGGATCTGATCAACGGTGCCACTGACGGGACTAAAGATTACTCGATCAATGCTCTGACTTGCGCTGGCGCTGCGACGCTGAATGGAAATGTGACTCTCGGAAATGCGAGCGCCGATGATCTCACAATCAATGCAAGTCTTGCTTCTACAATTCCGATTAAAACAACAAACACCTACAACATCGGATCTTCCACCCTGGGTCTTGCCAGCATTTACTTTGGGAGCTCTGGTGGCGCATTTACAACTAGGCTTCTAGGAGCAGCGGTTTCTTCCAGTATCTCTCTCACTCTTCCCTCGACTGATGGAGATAGCCGGGATCAAATTTCCACGGATGGATCTGGTGTCCTAAGCTTTGTTCCGATTCGCAGATCAGTCGGACACGTAAGCAATTATGGTCTGGAAATATCTTTCAACTCTGGAGCGATGACGATCACTCTGGAAGGAGCGAATGGCAGCGCTCTTTCTAGCACTAACATGGTAGATGTTCTTTTCCGTAACGAAACGGCCGGAACTGGAACTCCAAATCTTCTGACTCTTACCTCTGATCGAACGCTGACGATTGCCTCAGGTTCTACTTTGGGAACATCCAGTGGGACCAATCACTGGATCTATGTCTACCTGGTAGATACCGACGGAACGGCAGCTAACGTGAAATTAGCTGTTTCGTTAAAGTGGCTAGACGAGGGAAGTCTACAGACTACGGTAGCAGAGTCAGGAAATGGGGATAGCGGAACGACTCTTTATGCATCTTCATCTCATTCTAATCGTCCTGTCCGTCTAATAGCGCGAATGAAGTCCAATCAGGCTGCTGCTGGTACCTGGGCAACAGCAATGTCTGAGATTTCTCTGGCACCGTTCGCTGTCAATACTCCAGCCATTTGCTATCAAACTTCGGCGGGCCAGACCATTGAAACGGCTGGATCAGGCGAAATTGTCGTTTATGGGACCAAAGTTTTCAATACATGTGAGACTTACGACAGTACGACTGGAGTTTTTACTTGTCCCATCGAGGGAGTCTACCGAGTCAGTGCAAACATCTTGTTTGAGTCCGCAGCTTGGGCAGCAAACAAATTCATCGATCTGTCTATCAGGAAAAACTCGACTTCTATAATTGTGAATGAAAAAACCACAGAAGCGGCAGTGACCACTTGGGTCGGCAATCAAGTCAATGGACTGCTTGACTGCGCAGCTGGAGATACGATTGACATTTTCATCGATCACGACCGTGGCACTAACACGGCTCTTCTAAATTTAGCGACCTATAACACATTAGCAATTGAATGGGTTGGACCCTCATTATGAACAGATATGAGATAAGAAATATAGCTTCTGGAAAGATCACTCACCGATACAAGGCTGAATCCCCGCAACCTGATCA